TATATCATTAGCATTGACTATATTTTTTAAATATATAATAGATAATGATTTAGAAAACAATATTATAATAAAAATATAGTATAAATATATAATGTACGAATATTTAAGATATTTTATATCAGTAATTGTAGGAATAATTGTGGCATGTTTTTTGTATAATAATGTGTCAAATGATTTATTAATACTAAGTTTAGATTAAAAAAAAAATATAGTTAGTTTAATTATAAAATATGGAAAATAGAGGCGGACAATCAACATCAATTGAAGAATTAATGCGATCTAGTAATAATTCAAATATGTCTGATGATGATAGTATAGTTAATAGTATTTTATCAGAAATAAATTCAGATAAAGAAAATATGCAACAGCAACAGCATCAACAACAACAGCAACAACAACATCAACAAGAGATGCAGCAGCAACAGCAACAACAGGATCGGCATCAACAACAAAAACAACAACAAATGATGCACCAACAACAAATGGCTATGGAGAAGCAAAGGCAAATGCAACATCAAATGATAGAAAAAAGGATTGCTGAAGAAAATGTAAATAAATCAAAAAAAGGAGAACAAACCATGAAAATAGATGATATGTGTGAAAATGTGTCACTTATGGACGAATTTAAATCGACTATTGTATTTTTTTTAATATTTATAGTGGTGAATTTAACACAATTCAATAATGTATTATGTTCCACATTATCTATAGAAAACAATAATATTTTAGTATTACTAAAAGGATTTATATCAACGATATTATTTTTCTTTGTGAATAAATTAATAAATAAATATTTTTAAGTGCCTAACATTTTTTGACATTGGCCATCTGAGATTCGTAATAAATTATATTCTACTACAAATATTTTTACATTTATATCTGGCGAGAGATCTGTGAAACTTAGTGATAATGTTTTAACACCTGAATTTATATTTGATATACACCCACTAGGTTGTGTATAATTGAGAGGATGGAGACATATTGGCAAAACGCATATAGAATCTAAATGACCGCGATTTTTGGAGGGTACTTCTACACCTATGTCTGTCATATCTCGTCCGCCTCCTGGAAAATAATTATATAAATTTAATCTTGAAAATACTTCTCTTGATAAATCGCCCGCATTGAGATTATTTGAATCTATATTTAAATTCATATCGGTAAATATAACTTCCTCGGGGGTTGATGATGACTTTGAGACATCACCGGGTCCCGAGGAAGGTTTACCAACTATTAATATATATTTTACTAAACCAGCGATTCCGGATAAAGGTATTTGATTGGCGCTGCCATCTGTATCTCTATATGATTCGGTTATATAAGTATGCGAATTAGTGATAAATCGTTTTTTTTCTTCAACATCTAAATGTATATATTCTTTAATACATGTTGTTTCTAAATTAATCTTGGTCAAGTTAGTACTGGCTGCTGCTGCAGATAAAATATCACCTAATGATTTATATTTTACATGAAAATCTATTCGAGTATTACGCAAAGAACATAAGGGAATCGCAAGACCATAGTCATAATTAAAGGAAAAATCTGGAACACAATAGAAATTTTCTGTACTAAATATACCTCCGACGGCATCCACTTCACTACCCTTGATTTTCACACCACCGACCCCTCCGGCCAGTGTTGTATAATTAAAATGTGATCCATTTGTACATGTTACCACATTGTCCACTATACTTAATGAAGGAGCGACGGTGTAAAACTTATCGTTCGCGCCATGTACAGAAGAAACCATTTCATTCATTAATTCATATTTTGTCTCTAAATATAAACCACTATTTTGAAATATAGTATTGGGTTCAATAGTTAATTTCAAAGCATCTGGATTTTCAGCTATAATATTAGTTCCTAAATTGGCGAAAAATTCAATTTCAGTTGTTGCATCAGTGTGTTTAGGGATATAACCTTTAAATACTATCTTATGTTGTAAATACACTTTAGAAAGTAAATCAGCAATTGTACCACTTAAAGAATATGTAACAGTATCACCAAATGGATTCGTCTTGTTTTCATCTATACTCAGAAATTTACTAAAATTTGTATGACGTCTATATACAGATTTAAAAAATGTAATATCCGGGTTATTTATAAAATGTATGCGTTCTATATCTCCAGGCACTGCTATTAATGAAAGGGTCCCGATATTAGACATATATATTATTATATATCATATAAAAAAATATTAAATGTAACTAATTAAATATTACCATATGGAAAATTTAAATATTGATTATCAGATATTCTCATGATAGAATAGTATACTAAATAAATATATATATTTGTTTGAGATTCTGGATTATTCACGGTAGATACATTCATTTTAAATTCATTTGTACCAGTATTTATACAACCCGACGGTCCTTCGGTATTTTTTAAATTTAAAGGGATATATGCTATATTACTATTTATGGACGTTGATTTTACGCCTTCAACGACCTCATTATAATACCATTTATCATAAACACACCCTTTAAAATTTTCTATAATATTTAATTTAGAATAATATTCATGGGGTAATGAATCTTGTTGTAACTTTACACCTCTAATTAAAAATTGATATTTGTAATTATTATATAATTCTTTATCGACATCGTCTTTACTCTTATTGACTAAATATATACATTTCACAGGTAAATTCGGAACAACAGATCTGAAATCTATATTAATTTTCCCGTCTAATCTTAAATGATTACTATTATATTTAACTTTTTCTAATAAATATTCTTGTGGTGATGATTTAAATCTATTTTTTTCATCTTCATATAAATATATATATTTAAATATTAAAGAAAATGTAAATTTTTCGAGAATAGTATCATTATGTTCCGAGTTATCCTCATTAAATAAACCGTGTGTATCGCTTGATTTTATATATATAGATAAATCATTTTTTGTTAAGAGAAATAAAGGAAATGCGGTGCCTACATTTTTAGTGAATGAAAATGGTATTGGTACAATTGCTTTCATTTTGTTTATTTGAATATTATTCCCTAAATCCCGATTAAATACACCACCCGATAACGCCATTCTTTGATAATTATTTCCATTATTACATACTAGTGTACTATTCACTATATCATATGTTGAATTTAACGATTTCGGATTATTTAACATAGATGTAAAATTAATATATTCCGAATTTATATCATCAATTTCTAAATTATCATATTTAAATATAATATTTTCAAATAATGCTGTACCTATATTATTTGGAAATTTAGTACAGTTACTAATATCACTTGTTTCATTTAATTCAATTTGTAAAGATACTTTTGATAATAAGTCTCCTGCAGGAGGAAAATTAAATGTCATATCTGGCATACTATCTGAAAATGAATTATTATCGGTACTCGTATGGTGGTAATCAGTTATTACAAATTTAGAATATTTTCTAAAGACTGATTTAAAATATGTAATTTGAGGATTCAAACAGAATATTGTATTTTCATTTGAATATAAAGTTGTTAATGAACCGCCGGTCATATATATTATTAAATAATTTAATTTTAATTATAATACATATGACAGACCAGCCTGACCATTTACAAATCTTAATATATTATAATTAATGGCATAGACATTTACTTTTTTAATGTTACCTCCTACAGGCACCTGTTGATTTCTAGTAATTTGTATTAAATCTATATTACTAAAGTTACAAGTTCCACTAGGGGTAGTATCGTTAGGATTTAAAGCAAAGGAAAACACAGCAATTGAATCCGGGACAGAAATGCACCCACCTTTATGATATTTTCGAACATTTTCTCTTGTAAAATATTGTAATGGTTTATATTGACATCTATCAGTACCATTTAATATAATTTTATATGAACAATAATTTAAACAATCTGGTGTAGAAGGACCAAGTAATCCATGAACAAATTTACCGTTTCCTTTTATAGTAGTATCTTCGGAATAATTAGTTGGTTCCGGTGCATTATCATTATTCCATACAGCTGAAAAAGAAGCGTTACCGAATCCTTTTGTATAAGGAGATTTGGTTATACCCCCTCCATATAATATATCCTCTTCGGCAGATCCTGCCATACCAAGAACAAATCTGACACCAGAATGATGTGCTGATTCACCAGTATTTAATTTAATATTAGTTTTTTTTACATTGTCATTAGTTAAAGGCGTTTCATTAATATGTTGAATATGACTTTTAATATATGGTTGTCCTGTCCATATTAATTCTTTAACAGGATGTTGCATTGAAGATATATCAATACTTGCTGATTGTGAATTGTGTCTATGATATTGAAGTTGTTCAATTAAATATTCGTGCGAACTATTTTTAAATCTTTGTCTTTCCATATTATCTAAAAATATATAAATGACAGATACATCCATATTAAAATTAAATTTATTTTCACCGTCAGCAGCATTTAATATTGATTTACACCCTTCATCGCCTACCAGATAAGCATTTGTTACATCATTTACACAATTAATATTTGAATCATATGATATAAACTTATTATCAGCTAAAATTGTTTCGCTATCGGTATCGGTAGATGTCCAATTAGCATCAGTTGCTCCAGCAAATTGCACATATAATTCTACATCAGTTCCTTTATGTAGCGCTACTAATGGAATTGCTAGCCCAGGTGATCTACAATACCAGAAATTTAATGGTAATATGCATTCCCCTAATATATCTCCTTTCAAAGCAGAATCAGATACTTGTGATGCATTCATTAATCTACCAGACCAATTTTGTTGCGTTAATGTGAATGTTGTATCAACTATTTTTCCAGTATTATTATCGTTATCAGAAGATACTAATAAATCTTTAATATATATTTTGTTATTTTTTTGTTTTATTACCTCTTTTTCAGCACCTATATGAAATGATTTAAGTAATTCTGTATCATGGGCGCCAGTCGCAGAAATTAATGTTAATTTATCACCTTTTGTAAAATTAATCCAATTGGCAGGGTTACCGGGTCCGTCCGGGTTTACAGCAAGATCATCCATAACATATACTAAATAATTTTCCCCTTCGTCCTCACCAGTTTTATATCCTATAATTCTTAAATCAATCCGTTGTCTGTTTAATCCAGATACATGTGCCGAAGATACAGGTCTTGTGTTAATACTAGATACATAATTATAATTACTACTATATAGAGCATTTGAATCGTTGAGTTGTGTGGTATCTTGTGTCTGTAAATATGAGGGAGCACAATATGTTCCACCACATTTGGACGATCTTTGGAAGTGTGTAGGTGGATATCCTAATCCATGACCCATAATATTCGTTGGTTTTGATAAATTATTATCAATATAACTAACATCAGACATATTATTTTGTATCATAGATTTATGTGTAGCTAATGCAGCAAGGTCCGCAGTATGTCCTAAATGATATAATGAAGAATCTTCAATTCTACCCAAATTGGTAATAGTACTATTAGGGTTTTCTTGATTTAATTCATGATATACTTCTAAATAATGTCCATATGTTTTATCGATTTCTCTAGAACCTATGGCAAATGTAATATTATCTATAACAGCTGTAGAAATATTTGCTATACCATTCCCACAAAATATTTTATTCCCTTTCAAAATTAAATTCGTTCCATATAATAAATCACCAGTTCCTGTAGGTATCTTAACGGCATATTTTCCGGATGTTTTTGGTGTAGAAATTGTTCCAATAACCATATCTTCCATTGAAAAATTAGTGTGTTTTCGGTATACTGATTTAAAAAATGTAATACTAGGAT